TCCTGAGCCAATACAATTTTTTCATCTGCTGGCTTTACTTGTCCTAAATCAACTAATGTTTTGCCGATTATGAACAAGCATTTCTTTTCAAGCTCCCCTTTATTTATTTCCTTTATCATTATAATAATTATTATATTGATATTTATCATTATATTTATTTTTCATATAATCAACAATGGATGTATGCTCTTCTATTAAATTTTCAATCCAATCTTTTAAAATATCTAATTTCACTAATGTATCTAAATTTTTATATTGATCTGTTTTGATAAATTTAGCTTCTCCTGTATTAATATCCATTTTAAACATATCTACTTTTTTCATTGTGTTTTATTTTTAATTTGATATTTTTCTAATAATTGTTCTGCTTCCCTTTGGCTTTGCAGATGCATATCTATTTTGCTCATTGTTTGCTTTGGATTAAAACCTTTTTCCCTTTTTGCCCAAATTTTTAATCTTCTGCCAATTTCAAAAGTGGGTTGATATTGCCACCTCATTCTTTTATTTGTTTTAGATTTCGGCTCGCTCCAATAGTCATAGAAGCTCTCTAACATACTTTTAGAATAATTACAACTAAACACCTCATATTTAAAATTTTCGCTTATAGAGAGTGTAGTTTTGTTAATTCTTTCTTTTATTACTTCTTTACTTATTTGTATGCTGTTTTCCGTTATCGGTTTATCCGTTATCGGTTTATTGGGCTTCGGTTGCTCAAATACAAAATAATCATATCCAACAAACTTTCCCTTATCTCTTATTTGGATTCTTTCAATATACCCAGCTGCAATAAGTTCTTTAAAGATATTTCCAATAGATCCTCTCCCCTCCATTGATGTGCTAACTATTCCATTTATGCTTAAATCCCAATCATTAGGTAAACTTAAAAGATAAGCCATTAATCCTTTTGCCTTTAAGCTGATCCCTTTATTCTTAAAAAGTTGGTTGCTTATTGTAGTATAGTTCTTATTCTTTATTACTCTTATTACTTCCATTTCTTTTCAAATATTTTTTAGATTTTTCTTTTAGTATCTGCTGCATTATTCTTTTTTCTTTACATTTTATCCCATAAACATAAGCATATTTCCCCCTCTCCTTTTTTACTTTTGTGAACCCCTGCTCTATTAATTTATCAACTTCCACTTTAATTTGTTCTTTGGTTGCTTTTAAGTTTGGATTTTTTCTTCTAGCAAATCCTGTTACTGCTCTTGTGTGGGGGGAAATACTACAATCTTTTCCATTTTTATCTCTCCATACCTGCGTTTTAATTTTTCCTAAAAAAGTCCAATTACACGCTTGATAAATTGTTCCAATCTCCCCAGCATCATAATCAGAATATGCTACTACAAAAATAGGTTTTGATTTGTTGAATAATAGTTTACAAGCAGAAGAAACTAAAAAACTTCCAGCCCAATTAGGAGCAAAATGAACACAAGCACCTCTACCTAAGCACCAAGCTGGATAACTAAATAAGGAATATTTGCCACTTATTTTAGTGTTATGAAAGCACGCTGCACCTACTAAATAATTGTCAAAATAAAGCCCAACAAATTTAGTGAAATTAATAGGTAAAGTCCCAAGCCATTCATATTTCAGGATTAATGGTAATGCTTCTTTTCTGGTTATTTCTTTTATAACTGCATTATCTTTGGATAAATCAACATTTTCCCAATACCTACCAAAAAGATTATTCACCTCAGTTATTTCTAACTTCTCTCTCATGGTTCTTTGATGGCATTTAAGCACTTCCATCATTCAAATATTGATAATTGCCCCATGCCTCCAAACATCATGGTTTGCCCTTCCAAAGCATTTAAAACTCTAACTTGACTTGCAACCCTTTGCTTCAAGCTAATTATACAGCCCTCCAGCTCCTCTAAAGTTCTGGCTACATAGTACCCCTTGCCGCAACTACAAAGCCCGTAAATCAAGTTATTCACTCTTATGTAATTTATTATCTTTCTCAATCTCGCTCCATTTATTTTCATTTTCTCGCAAACAAGAGTTCCACTTACTGCCAAATCTGCGCCAACTCTTAAACTTATTCCTTTCATAATAATGGGTACTAATTCCAACTCTGATTCGGTTAACTCGTATGTTATATGTTCAAAATCGTTTATCATAATTCAAATGGATTTTCCTCATCAGATTCACTAACAGGGCGGATCATATCGCAATTAACATTAGTATAATATTTTCCATTCCATTCCCTGCTTTTAATAGTTAATTCCAGCTCAACAGTTTCTCCCTCTTTTCGGTTAGCCATTAAACTGATATTATCGTTAAAAATTGAGCAACATAATTCATCCTTAAAAGGAGTAAATTGATTTACTATAAAATTTTGCTTTCTCCAAGTTGTACCGCTTTTACTTGTTCCTGTTTCAATTTCCAGGATTTTTTTAATTCGGGCTTTGATCTTCATAATTTATATTGGTTTTTAATTATTTTTGATTGTTCCTCCCATCTTTTGTCTCTCAATAAATTGTTAAGCTCCCTTAATTCTCTATTTAGATATTTTGCTTGAGTTCTTTTTATGCTTAATAATGTAGATAAAACATCAAAATCATTTGCCGTTATTATGAACTTATGGTATTTATTTCTTAAAGGTTTTTCATATTGTAATAAACCCCTAAACTTTTTACATTGATATATAGCAGTAGCATGATGTAACCCCTTTACATAATCTTTGATTCTATCGTATGGCATTATAATCTCATTCCTTAGATAATAAATAAAAAACCGCCTTGCATCTATTATATTTCGTTTTCGGTTAATGTTATTTTCTAAATTAAAAACATCAACTTTAAACATTTGGCATAGAATTTTCTTTGCCTTTTCAACTCTTTCATCCCTTAATAATTTTTTATCCATTAGTATTCTATATTTATTACATTTGGCTTTATAGCCCTTTTAGAGCATTGTAGCGGACACTTCTCACAAACATTGTAGTCAGTACTTGGCAGGGGGGTAAAGTCGCTTAAATCGGCTCTAAATCGTTCAATGGTATTTCGGTAATCTTCAAGCGTTTCCTCTGTTATATCTATGGATATGAATTTTACCCATCCGCTTTTACCAAAAACTAAATAGAAAAAAGGTAAATACTCCCCATGCATTCTATAATACATCTCCACATAATGCACCGCCTGGCTGTAATCCTTTAGCTCCAAATCCTTTCCCCAAGCGTATGGATTCCAACGGCAGCTCTCATCCTCTCTCGTTCCTGTATATTTTAAATCAAGTATTGCCATCTCTCCTTTATAGGTAATTAAGGCATCAGGATGCCCTATTAAGTCCTCATGCTCCCATTCAGGTTGCACTTCCAAAATCTTAATATCTAAATTATCAATAGTTTTTTTTGCGGATTCAATCAACTTATCCAAATCCCTTTGCTCTTTACTTGGGCTTCCATTTTTCAGTTTGGGTAACTCGTAAATTTCGCCTCCCCTTGTTGAGCCGATAACATATTGCTCAAAATAAAGTCCATGAAGCATTGCTTTAGTTGGATAGGAACGCCAGCCATTCAAATAACTTTCCTCCCAAAGTATATCACAATACTCAGGATCGTTAAAACTTCTTATAGCTGATTGACTTATCATTTGTTTATTCTATTTATTTTATTATATTACTCCGCTATCAAAAGTTCGTTTCCACCTTTTCACAATGCTTCTGCTTTATTTTTAGGAACTTAAAGTACACATCTTCAATGTCATCATAATGCAGATCTCTATCATCTTGTTTAAGCACATAATGCATTAGTGCAGCTGCAACAACTCTTATTTCTTTTTCATTTATTTCTATAATCATAATTTATTGTTTATTACTTTTGATTGATGTTTAATCTCATCCTCTCCAAGAGTTTCAGTATAATTCATTGTCTTAATTATCACGCGTGCGAGAGCTCTTTTTTCGGCTATCTCAATTCTAAAAGGTTGTCGGCAATTATCCTTTGTAGCACTTCCAAAAGTTTCCATTTTAGGAATCCACTCATCCCCCTCTCTTATTAAGCTGGTTGCTTTTATAATGCAGTTATCAAGCTCGGCTTTTATAACCTCAAATGTTACAGCTATTTCATTCTTGGCTTGGATTTTCTCAATGCCGCTTCTCGTTATAATTGAAAAGCCCCTTTTATCATTATATACATCAGACTTTTCCAAATCATTATCCTTATATATTTTATTTAATAAATTCATTTCTCAAGGTAGGTTATTAGTTTGCAAATTGCATTATTAAATTCGGTTTCATTACTCAGCTTATTATCATCCATTACGCTATTTAAAGTTAAAGTTCCATAGCTTATCTCATTATTTCCAATATGGATTTTATCACAAATTAATCTTCCATCTATTATTCTGCCTCTATAATAATGAATGACATCTCCACATATCCATTTTCGGTAAATAGGTAAATCCTCCACTTTAAGTTTCTTGTAATTGGATGAAGAGTAGGTAAGCTCGCTCTCATCATTGATTGCTTTTGAATCTACTTTTGCACTTAATTGCATATCCTTTTGGCGGATAAGATGCATCTCATCTTTTAGTTCGATAAATCTTGATTGTTCCATAATTCAGGTTTTTGTTTTAGTTAATATAAGTTAAAAAAAATGGTTGTTTTATTCTACCCTGTGCATAATCTAAGTTAATGTTAAACTCACTTTCAATTTCATTGCACATACTTTTGTATTTTTCAAGATAAATAGCTGGATCAAGCGTATTAAAGGCACGCTCAATAAAAAACTTTAAACCCTTTCCGCTTGGGCTATCCATTACAAATAATGCCTTATCTTTTATTTTGATTTTAAATCGCTTGATTTCATTTTCGGTATTGTCGCTTAAATCTACATCAAATGGTTTAATAGGGTTTTCTTTTATTATACCTTCATTTAAGTTGTATTTGAATTTATTAAAAAGTGCAACAGGCAATCTCTTTTTAGCGTTATTGTATCCCCAGCTTTTATATTCAAAAATTCTTACTCCTTTTATTTGTTCTTTAAGTTGTTTTGATTTCATCTTATTTATTAACTCCTTAAAAGTAAGATAATAAATAGGGGGGTTATCCAATCCCTTTTTTAGCATTATTCCGTGTGGATAATAGCTTATTAATTTTTCAGTTTTCATAATTCTTTGTTTTTAGTTGATTAATAATAGAGCAAACATAAGTAAACTTTTTTAACAATTGTGCAAAACATTAGTAAACTTTATTAACCGCTTTATTAACAAAAGAAAAGCCGCCCATTTGGGCAGCTAATCTTACTAAAACAAGTATTATGATTGCCGATTGAAGTGCTGGCCACACTAATTATTAACTATGCAATAATACTAAAAATTTACTTTACTCTAACAATTTTACTACCCAAATCCATTGGAATAAACATTGCTATTCTCCCCTCTAAAACAATTCCACATCCAATTGTCGGTTTCTTTGGAAAGTGTTTGCCATAAGCAAAAGCCATGTGGCCTACATCAATTCCGCATCCTACATTCATTCCAAATATAATATCATTGCGGCTTGCCATATAAGAAACTCCTCCAAAGCTGTGCGAATGCCCCATAACTGTTGATTGTCTATTAGCCATTGCCCTGCTCCTTGCACCATTTTGCCCACTACTTCCTGTTCCATGTTCATATAAAACCCCATCTATCTCCCATTGCATTTTCCATTCCCATCCCTTTGGTGCATTCCAAATTTCTTCATAACTCTTTAAAAATCTTTTCGGTAATCCAGCAGTTGTAGCTTGGCGAAAAGGTAAAGCCGAATGGTTGCCAACGCAAATTTTAACATCTCTAAAAGTTTTATACCACTTATCCATCTCCTTTTGTGCCTTCTCAGCTTCACTTTCAGCATTGAGCATACTTGGGCTTTTCTCAAAATAACTCATAGCCGCATTATCACACTCATCTCCAATATGTACTATTTCACTTACTCCAAATCTATTAAAAACTTCATAGCAAAACTCTCTATAACTTAGATGCTCCTCAGTTTCCCTTATACAATATGGCTCATGCGTATCCCCTATAATTCCAACTCCACTCTTATTGCGAAATTGTTTTATTAATTCGTTTTCCGTTAGATTTAATCTTGGGCGAAATTGCATAAGCAAATTTAAGTAAATAGCCCCTTGCTTTCAGGTAGGATTTTTATCTTGCTAACTACTTCTTGTTTATATCAGCTATTCCTTGCCCTAACACAAGAGCCATAATAGAATATACTAATGATTGTGCAGTATCAGGATCAACTCCTAATTTATCACTTAACAGCTTTATTAAAATAGCTGCAACAGTATAAATAAACTTTTTACTTCCAAACATTTTTTTAATTGTTTGCGTAATAATCCACTTTTTCATTTTATCGGTTTTTAATTATTAATTCAATTTTATCAAAACTTCCTAAATCGTACATCAATCTATAAAATGCTTTTCGGCTATCTCCTACAAAGTTTAATGCTCTTGTATTGCCTAATAAAATGCAGCCCCTTGAATTCTTGGGATAATTTCCGATATGCATTAAAATAAATCCTCTATCTGCAACATCTAAAATATGTAAATGCTCATATTTATATTTGCTTTTATCTGTAAATCTTTTAACTACTTCATAAACTCCTTTAGGTATGCATGAGATTCTTTTTTTATTATCATCCCAAGGCAGCTCTAAAGTATGCCCATAAAATTCTCCATTCAGGTAAAGTTTGCCTATAACTGACTTATCCGTAAAAGTATCTCTAATCAATAATAAGCTCGCTTTCGGCTTTTCTATCATAATGTTTTTTACTTTTATGAATCTTTTTTTTAATATCCGCCCCCATAAACACATCTCTACTTATGCCTTTTATTTTTTGCTTTTTCGCCACTCTTTTACAACCTTAACTATTCTAAATATGGTAAAGATTAAAGTTCCTAAAAGGATGGCTGTTCTTAATATCTCATCAATATTTGTTAAGCTAATTCCTATTCCTGTGGCATTTACCGCCACTAATTCTGCTGTATCTTTTATATCTGCTTGTGTCATAATTCTATTTCTGGAGTCCATTCAGGGCCACTTACAATATTAAGTATCTCGCTATGAGTATACTGTGTTTTTCCATCTAAAAAGTTGGGAGTATCTCCCTCAAATTTCACTAAGGTTTGCGTTTCATCAACAGAATATCTTAAAGTATCTGCTGATGTTTCCATTACCTGTGAGAAATTAACTGAGCCAACTTCTGAGCTTTCTATTATTACATATTTTCTATTATGGTATGCCATTATTATTTCATTTTAACTTGGTACAACTTCCACAATATCGCCACTTGTCATATTAGTCATTGTACCATCATTACTGCCTTCCACATCTGTTATAGTAGGGTATTCGGAAGTGCCATCTGGATCTCCCATTCTCCACCAATTAGTTAAATCGCCACTACTTACATAATTCCCTGCATCTGTTTGTAAATCCGTTGCTACTCCACTATTATATATTGCAGTTACTTCTGCTGCTGATAGTGTAGTGGCGTTCCACCAAGCTATCTCATCTAAATTACCTTCATAATAAAACCCAGCAGCGTTATAAGACGCAAACATTAAAGTTCTTGATGATGGGGTATAGGTTTCTGTATCATTTCTTGTTGCAACAGAAACTCCATCAAAATATATTGTAGTAGTTGTTGCTCCTCCCATAGAACCTACTCTATCGAATGTTACTACTATATGATGCCAATTACCATCAGAAAAATCATAGGCAGATTTAAGGAATTCAGCAGTAGCTGATCCATTATGTGTAGGCCATCTAACAAGAAAAGTAGTTGAAGTACACATAATATATTGGTACGTTGTATGCAAGAAAATTGGTACAGAAATTGTATCTGTTGTTTTCATCCAAAAAGACAAACTACCTGTGTCCCAAGTAACTGATCCAGAAGTCATGTAATCATCCACTCCATCAAAATCTAATGAATACACATTGCTAAAAGCTGGTGTAGCTGCTCCACCATCTGAGATAGTCCAGCTATCACTACTTATTAAGTTCGCTCTGGCTGTTGCTGCTGCACCCCCACCTGTATAAATGCTATTGCCAAAATCAAGCGTTAATCCACTTTGAACACTTTGAGCATCCCAAGCAATTAATAAAGCATCATAGTTTGCAGTTGATAGTGTTTGCCCTCTCATAAAATTAGTTCCAAAATCTGTTACATCTGCAATATCCCAACTGCTGATATTTTGGTCAAAAGCCCCTGATGGATTACCATCAAGCATATCCACCATAGTTGTTGCTGCACCTGTATTCCATCCTCCGATATTTTGATTGAAAATTACATTTAGGAAAAAGAGGTTATCAAAATTGGTAACGCTACTAACATTCCAAGCACTAATATCTTGATTAAAAACTGAACATTGATAAAAGAATGAATCTAAATTTGTTACTCCTGCCATATCCCAAGCTCCACCAATACCTGTTAAATCAGTACAATTATAGAAAGTCCTATTTAAATCAGTAGTATCTAATATAGTTGGTGCATCTGATGCAGTACAAGTCATGTCTATACAACCATTAAATGCCATACTTTGTGTAATATTCAAATCGCCCCATTGAGAAACTACTCTCATCTTTGCTTTATCTCCTACATCTGCAAAACTAAATCCTCTTATTGTTCCTGACATTTTTATAGTGTAGGTGTCCTCTGCACCATAATCATGGGTTATTTCTGTTTGATTATATGTACTAATAATATCACTACTCTCATCCCCCCAATCTACCAAAATACTAATAGTCCCATCATCAACTAATGGTAAAACAAATGTATCTGAAGCAGAGCCACTTGCAGTTGTATCTATTGTAAAAGTAAAAGGAGTATCTGGTATTACTGTTAAATCAAGTTTAGATGTAGTCATAACCCCTCCTGCTTGTATTTTTATTATCATATCTCCATCATCTCCTGTTGCTGTTCCATCACTCATCCACATTACTGAATTTCCTTCAATTGGGAAAGCTGCATCTGTACTCCTTTCTGTAAAAGAATATTCGCTAATATTTATTGTTCCTCTTGTTTTATGATTAAGTTGCTGATAACTATCTCTTGAATTTATTACTATTTTGCTCCCAACTTCTAATGGTTTTTCAATATCAAGTGATGTAACGCTAATAGTTGTATCTGTATTTTCTACATCTGCACTTGCTGTGAATTGTTGCCACACTCCATTTCCTGTATTTAAGACATTAAAAATATCTCCTGATTTTATAAGTGTATTCTGCTCAAATAAATACAATGTAGTTTCTCCTTCCTCCTGATAGACAATAGGATTCATTGCATCAATTTCCAACTCGGTTACTGTACTCCATGATGCAACTCTTGTTCTTAATGAACCCATCATTAATTGTTCCTTAAAAATAGATGATTGTTCTCCCCCTGATAATTTGGCACTTGCATTATTATCACTCGGATTGCTTCCTCCTGTTCCTGTTGTTGTTGTTGTTGTAGAAATTCCATCATCATAAGAAACTTGCAGCCATTCGCTATCCCATTCATCCAATAAAATATTAAAAGTTCCTCTTAATAAATAATAAAACATCTCATCAACAGTATCATGTATTCTGCCAATAGGGTTAATATAAACAGGGCGGCTTCCTGTTCCATCATTAATCATCCTATTTGTTTCACTTACAGCAGTAGATAAACTCCATTTGTAATCGGACTGCTGTTGATTAAATAAACGAGCTTCACATAATAGCATACCAATACTTTTATTAAAAGTTCCACTTTGTCCATTTCTCCATGCCCCAGCAGCATCAGTATATCCACTATTTATGCCATCAGTCCAAATTAATGATGATGGCTCTCCCAAAGTTAAGGTATCTCCCCACCAAATATCTTTTACTTTTTGGGTTTGTGTTTCACTCCTTGCTGAATAAACTACTGTATTTATTGCCGTACCCGCTATCACAGAATTTAAAATGGTATTAAATTGAGAAACAGGATTATTATTTGCATACAAAACATCTGAATAAGTGACTCCTCCTGCCAATACAATACCATTATACTCAGTCCCATGCCCCGAAAACACTATTGTTCCCAAAACATTCAGATAAGCCGCTAATGTAAATATCTCAAATTCCCAATCTCCCACAAATGCTGCATCTGTTGCTATTTGTTGGCTTAAAATAGTTTGCTGACTTGTTCCAGGTGGGATAGAAAGAACCCCAACATGAGGATGCACATTGTATTGTTGAAAATAATTCCATATGGTTGAACCTTGAGCAATAAAGTAATCGTACCAAACCGCATCCGCTCCCCCTGCTGCTTCATCAGGATAATCCCCCCATGTTGGAGTTAAGCCGCTCTGAATGGATAAATATTTAGCATTATCCCAATCGGTATCTCCATTAGGCCTTGCTCTTAGTGAAAAATTATACTGATAATCTATTGCATTCCCAGTATTGTTAAACTCCAACTCAATATTTACATTAAATCCTCCAAAAGAATCGGCATCACTTATTACTCCCAATGGAGTTGATGTAATGTGATCTCTAAAAGAATACCAAGAGCCAGAGTATGGTTGCGGAAATGTTTGGAAATAATTGTTATTTGATATGTTTTCAAGATCAACACTAACCTCCTTTAATTTAGGATAGTAATCCCATGTACTTCCAGCTAATTTTTGAAGCCCCCCTTTAAATCCTCCTGCATTTGTTTCAATATCCTGGCTGTATAAACTAAAATGTGTATTGCCTAAATAATCTTGACTTGATGAGAATGTTCCATTCCGCTTCCAAATTTGACTATCTATATTTTCAGGATTAGCAAAATCTCCTGTATCTGCTGTATTATATAACTCTACTTGAGTAAAATAAAAGGTATTTTTCCAAAAAACAACTCGCATTCCCCACATCTTGCAAAAGGATTCCAATACTTTATATACACTTTTAACTTTGTAAAGTCCATCTTCCTTTAATTCATAGCCGCCCAACATCTGGCATTGGGTATAAGCTAAGGGGCTTACTGATGGATTGGCTGCTGGATGGTTTTCATACCACCAATCAATAGCAGTTGAGAAAGTATAATCACTAACAAATCCATCAGTTGAATCTGAATCAGGAGTATTGCAATATTCCAATATAGTTTTTATCCAATAAATAAAAGTCTGATAGCCATCTGATATATAAGTATCAGCAGAGGCATAAGGGGAACTTCCTTGAACGCTGACCATATCATAACTTTTCAAAAGCCCAATCCCATCAGTAGCACTTAATTCCACTTCATAAGGCAATGATACATCCTCTTTTGAAGATAAATCTATAAGTATATTTCCACTCCATAAAGGAGGATCAGATGTACTCCCTGTATTCCATATTACAACAGTAGCATCCCCCTCCTCATAAGTTTCCCTTAAATCTTTTATAAAGTTTTTTAAATGAACACCAAAAGCATTATTTTCAACAACCAAAGAAATGGAGCATTTTGAAGCCATAATAGGGCTAAATTTTTCCTGCCCCTTTGTATCATATTTTATTTTTACACCTCCACCCCCTATTGTAATTGGTATTGGTTGCCCTGAATAGTTTTTGTCAAATATTTTTAGCTTATAAAATCGCCCATTTGAGGAGAAAAATTTAGAGGTATATCTCGTTTTATGTGTTATTGGCATTTATATAAATCTTTGTCTTGATATTTCGGCTTTATCCGAAACTAATACTATATTATCTCCCTGTATTCTGCCATGAACATTTACATTTGATGTACCCATCATTCCCATAAGCCGATCCAAAGGGCTTACTACTTCTGGATTAAAAGCACTTGTTCCACTACCCTCTCCCAAAAGTCCTAATGTTGGCCCTGAAACTAATCCGCCCATTGCAAAAGGTATAGGAGTAGATGCTATTGCGGCTACTTGAGCTGCCCCAAAACCAGCAATAATTGCACTCATTGGAAGTCCTCCTGTTAAAGGTAGGGCGGCAACTGCCCCCATAACACCCTCAATAGTTGATATTATGGCATTCATAATACCCATAGCTTTCTCTCTTACTGCTTGCTTTCGCTTTATAACTTTCTCTTTTTTCTCCATTTGCTCATCTAAATCTGCTTTTTTTCCAGCAAAAGTTTCATCCAAAGTTGCTATTGCAGTTTGTTTTGCCTCATCATTCATTATTGAATTTTCAATCCTTTCAAGTTGTGTTTCATAATCTTCATCAAGTTTCTCATTTTTCCCATCTCTTAAAATATCAAATTCAGCTTGCTCCTTTTCATTTACAGCAGAAATTAACCCACTAACTGAACTCATAATGGTTTTTACTTTATCCATTCCCTCTTGGAAATTACTAATCATTACCCCTACTGTATATTTAGTTTGTTCTGCCATACTTTTAGTAGTATCTTCCCACTCCATTTTTATTGGCTCAAAAATCCCTTTAGTTTCTACACCTAAAGTTTCCATGCCTAAAGTAGGAATAGCTGTTGGAGTAAAATCTTCTCCTCCCCCTCCTGTTATGGTAGTTATTGGCCCCCCTCCTGTTATGGTAGTTATTGGCCCCCCTCCTGTTGGGGCTGCATCAGATTCGGGAAAAGTTTTTAGTACCTTTGATAGTTCTTCTGCTTGCTTTTTTAAATCTCCTATTCTTTTTGCTGTTCTTTCCCATCCTACACTTCCCACTAACTGCCTTTCTATTGCCCCTGTAATTGCTCCTCCTATTCCTTGTGGCAATTGATCTTTTAATTTTTGCTGCTCATCCAATATTTTCCTTTCTATCTCAATCATTTTTTCCTTTGCAGCAATAGCTCTTGCCTCTTGGCGTAAAGTTCCAATATAATCTTTTGTTGCAGTATCTAATTTTTCTACATCTATTTTAGCGGCTGTTAATTTTCCGTAATATTCAGGAGCTAATATATTTAAAGCATTTAATGCCTTTTCTTTATCCTCTAAAGTTGAATTTTCATCTTTTAATACTTTTGTTAAATCGGTAACTTTTATTTTTTGTTCTAAAATGCTTTTTTCTGCTTTCTGGTTTGCATCTGTAACAGCTCCCATAACATCCGCAAATTTATTATATTGAGAGGTTGCTCTAAAAGCCGCTAAACCAATAGCCCCTATTGCAGCAGCCACAGCCAAATAAGGGTTGGCAAGCATTACTGCCCCAAGTTTTACAAATATTGGAATTAATGCGCTTACCCCTAATGATAATTGCCCAAATATCATTAACAGAGGGCCTATTGCTGCAACTACTAACCCCCATTTTACAATATTCTTTTTTGTTTCATCTGATAATGATCCAAACCATTCAATTAATTTACTTACCTTTTCAATTACAGCTTCAAATACAGGAACTAAATGCCCCCCCATTTCTATTGCTATGCCCTCCATTTGAGATTTCATCCTACGCATAGCCCCTGTTACTCCAGCATCCATAATGGCTGCCATCTCTTTTGAAGCTCCAGCCGCATTTCTATTTGCTTCTGTTAATTCGTTAGTTTTTTTTGTATTTTCGGCTAATATTAATGCAGATTTAAAAGCTCTTTCTCCAAACATTTCCTGAGCTAATACAATGCTAAAATTACTCTTAATTAGTTTTTGCATCCCCTCATCCCATGTTAATCCGCTTTTGGCTAATTTGGAATAGATTTTATTAAGATGCGTACCCATTGATGATCCTTCCATCCCTGCATCTGCAAGCACCATTAATTTTGCACTCAATCCCTCAAAATCATCTCCAGCTAATCTTGCTGTTGCTCCTACTACGGGCAATGCAGAGCCAAATTTCTCCATATCCATTGCAGCAGCACTACTTGCTAAAGCCATTATATCGGCAAATTTTCCACTTTCAGATGCTTCTGCATTAAAACTATTTAAAGCAATTGCTGCTATCCTACCACTTTCAGCTAAATCAGTTGAGGTTGCTTGAGCTAATGCTAATATATTTCCTGTGGCATCTTTTATTTCCTCTGGTTTAAATCCTAATTTTGCTAATTCAAATTGTAAATCTGCAACTTGAGATGCAGAAAACATTGTAGCCGCTCCTAATGCTTTTGCGTTATCGGTTAGCATTTTAAATTGCTCCCCTGTTGCTCCACTAACTGCCTTAACTTTAAGCATTGATTGCTCAAAGTCTGCAAATGTTTTAAGGGCTATTGCCCCAAGTCCAATGATAGGTAGTGTTAAATTTCTTGAAAGATTAGCCCCTGTTCGCTTCATTGATGAGCCAAACTTCTTAATGCTCCTTTGGGCTTTTTTCATTGCCCTCTCAAAACCTCTTAAATCAGCTCCAAATACAATGTTGAGGAGTCCTATGCTTTTACTTGCCATGATCTTCTAATTTTTTAATGTATTCCGCTCTCTTTTTTAGTTTATCGTAATCCACTTTTGCATCCTTACTCTCCCATCCAAATCTAATTAACTCCTTTAGCTTTATCTGTTTGCCTCTTGGCAGTTGAATATTTAATAAATAACAGGTTTGCCATCTTACTCTCTCCCAATCGCTCCTATCTCTTAGCTGCTCTAATTCAAAAAACCCATCCAACTTATTAAAAAAGTGCCTCGGTATCATATCATAAAACTCCTCAACACCCATCCCCATCTGCCCAAAGGCAATGGTTTCAAGTTTATCCCAAGTTAGCTTTTTACTCGCTTGGGCTTTTGCTTTTTTTCAGTTTTGCCCCCCATCATTTCAGCTAATACTTCCATACATCTTGATATTCCTTCCATATCGCCATCCATTAAATCAGCTAAATCATCTACTGTTATTTTGCATTCCTGCTTTGCAGCTCTATACCCATCCTCAATTCCGCAATGTATTAAAACAAGAGCATCATCCAAACTCATATCAGCTCCTAAATTATTTAAGCCAGCCAATGTAGTTCCTGTTTTCTTTGAGTATTTACGCAAAGCATTGAATCCAAATTTAATACAGTATTTCTTCCCCCCTAATTCTACAAAAGTGTAATTTTCCATTTTTTCAAGTTTTTAAAAATACCCTCACCCAAACGCAACCCACCTGAAAAAAGGATGCGAATGGGGTATTGAGTATTAAGTTATTTATGCTTCTGTTTGTGTTAATTCGCCTGTTCCTGTAAAAGATAAACTATAAGTTGCAGTATCTTCTGTGGGGGCTGAAACACTAAAAGCTGTTAGCCATGCAGTTCCCTCATAATAAATATTACCTGTTGTAGCTACTACACTTCCAAATCTTATAACTACTGATGTTCTTGTAATTATATAACTATTAAGCATATCATCTGCTCCATTTGATAATACTGAGCCACCTACATCTTGCCAAGCATAAGCTCCATCCACACTTACATCCCAATTTCTCGCCCCTTCCATATTTTCCGCCCACGCGTTACTCTCCTTATTTGAAATATCGCGCGTACTCATATTTACATTTAGAGTTCCACTTTGAGCATAAGCTACTAATATGTTTGTTGTTGCATCAAATACCTTAATATCCGTTCCGTTTATTGCTGTTGTTAAATTTGCCATTTTCTTTCTATTTTAATTAATTAATTTTCATTTTTTATATATATAATGCTGCAATCGTTACACTTGTTACAGCTGAGTAAGTAATTGCAATCTCTCCATTCCCATCATTAAAGGCGGATGGCTTGAAAGGGCCAATAAACGCCTCTCCAAGTCCAGCAACTGCTATACTTGCATTTGCCTTTGTTAAATCCCCATAAATATTTGAATCAACGCTTGTAGTTTCGGCTGTAATAGTAACAGTTACTAAATCTTCCGCACCATTTTTAATATGCAAAAAAGTAGAGCCGCCATTATCAGCAGTATCTCCACCGCCAGTAGCAGCCGAATAAGTTACACTACCCCCTGCCTCAGTTATCTGTTGTATAGTCAGTTCCGCCATTTTCCTCTATTTTTATTTTTTTAGTTTTTTTCTTTTTTTCTTTTTTTGGAGTTTCAATATATTCTCCTTTTATCAACTCATCTAATTCCGCTTCAATAGTAATCCAAACATAAGTCCCAGCCGTTATAGTTTTACCATGTCTTTTGCTTTCCCAATCTTTTATTAATTTATATCTCATAATTTAATTATTTATTAATCTTACTCTAAAATTTAATGATTTTACATAAACTCCATCATCTGCATCCTTTACATCAAAATCCTCATTATAGCTTAAATATTGTATGCCTTGTATCTCTACTCCTGAATAAGTCCCGTTTACTCTATCTAATGCTGTTCTAACCGCATCTGCAATATTAGATGCCTCTTCATAAGTTTTACTAAAACACATTACTAAGATAGCATTTTCATCTAAAGGGCTTACTCCATCCTTTATATCTGTTGGCGAATCTCCTGTTACTTGATAAACAGCAAATGGAAATTCCGCTCTCCTTGTTGCTACATTTGGATAAATCCTATTTCCTATTAAAGCTCCAACAGGAGCATCATCCCTTAAAATACTATATATTGCAATGCCTACTAACATTATGCTCCTAAAGTTCCATATTTTTTTAATTTTCTCGCATGGGCTTTTATTGCTTTTGCAGCTATATCTTCAGCACCTTTAAATGCGTTTTTTGTCATACTAATTTTATTTCTATTCCAAGCTGGATCCATAAATTTTGTTGCCCTACCTTTATATTTTCCAAAAAACATAGTGGTATCTCCATCCTCAAGCCAAGCACCATAATATCCGCCTTTATTTTTCTTAAATTTACCTTTTAATCTTGGCCCTAAATATATTCCTAAATGGTTTTTGCTATCTCTTGTTCTAAAAAATCCAATACTTTCTTTTAATGTGCCTTTTGTAATTCTTTTACTATGATCAGGAGGATAAGTAACTCCTCTTACTACTGTTAATGGGCTTGATTTTTTACTATCTCCCAATTTTGGAGCTAACCCTTTCGCATCCATCATTGCTGGCTTGGCTATTTTTTTCCAAAGCCGTACCCATAACAAATCTTGCTTTATCCCAATATCCTTACTCAATTTACCAAACATATCTGCAATCTCCTTTGCTCCTTGTAATTTAATAAAGGATTTTGATGATTGAGCCGATTGCCCAAATCCTTTCCTCTCTATCGCACTTAGATTCCCCATTAATCCTTTTGCTTTGTTATTATTTTTAAAAATCTTTCTCTCCCCTCAATTTGTTCTACTGTTTCCAAATAATAATATTTGGTTACACTTTGTGGGGCGAAAGTAATCCTATATTCCATTGTTGCTGCAACAGAACTATCTAAAAAAGAATCCACATCCAAATTTCTAATATAAAAAATCACTTTAGTTGTAGCTGTAATTTTATCAGCATCCTCTCCCTCACTTCCTCCTTTCCATTCTACCTTTGCCCATACTGTTCTATAAGTACTCCAAGAATCTATTTCTGTTTCCCCATAATCATTTACCTCAACTGATGGCTCTTCAATAGTTATCCTTCTATCAAGCTCTCCAATTAGCATGTTTGCACCTTAAATTGCTCCAATAAATATTGAGCCGATTTTGGTAGCTCTGTGGCTATTCTACCCACTACCACCTCTTGTCTATTCTCATACCAATTTCCAATAGTTAAAAGCACTGCCTCTTTTATCCCTTCTGGAACAAAGGCAGCAGAACTCCCATAGCCAACAGTATATTCTACAACAACTGCATTTATTCTATCCGCTAAAGTTGGAAATGATTGGCTTGGTTTTAATCCGATTCTTGCTGGCTGATGTACTAAATCTGTAATATAAACAGAAGATGCTAATGTTTGCAATGAATTATCACTATCATAATAAGTAATACTATCAAAATCACTAACAGGGCTTTTAAATAAAGTGGCAATATCATTCCAAGTATCTCCATATTGAATGATAACAGAATCAATAAAAATTCTATTGGTAAATATTTGAGCCGATTGTGTTGCTGCACTTACAAGATTGTCTATGTAAGTATCATCCGCACTTGTATCAACTTTCAAATGTGTTTTCGCTTCAGCAGTTGTTAAAATTGCTGTTCCTGAATCTTCTATGCTAAAACTCTTTGCCATCTCTTTTTAGTTAAAAAAAGGGCGGCGTTTAAACCGCCCCTTAAATTATTTACTTACTATTATGCTTCAATCAAGTTAGCAAATGCAGTAGCATTTTGTACAGCATCACCATCAAATAGTCCTGTTACTACCATTCTTGGTTCTCCCGTATCGGCATTTGTATATGGATCAAATAGAAAATCTAATCCCCCAAATTGAGCTATATGCACTTTAGTAAAATCTCCAAATAAAACGTGTTCTTTTCCAGATACTCCACTTGATGCAACATTAGATGAAACAAAAGCGTAAATTCCGTTAATAGTTTTATCTCTCATATCATAAGCAGCAGAAATATTTGCAATCAGAGGGGATACTTTAATAGCTGCATAAGCATCAGCATCCATTAAATAAGCCATTCTTGCACCCTCATAAGTGCCATCATTCCCAATATAAGTATTCTCCAATGTAGATGCAGTTGCTCCAGTAAAAGCAGCAGTTGAACCAGCAGCAGCATCAGCAAAAATTGATAGAGGTGCAGATGTTACATCAGCTGTATTAAGTAAAGCAGTTTCCAAAGTAGAAGCCATATTAGCAGCAATATTACCTTGTAATGCAGATTCTAAAGATGGATTCTGTACGATTGACTCTTGACTCATACTAACAACAGAGATTAGTTTCTTTGGTGTTAAAGTTACAGCCGATAAATCTCCAGCAGATGAAACAGCAGATCCACCAGTTTCAGCTATCCAAGATGATGCAACTGCTGAAAATACTGGAAATTTTAAATCATTTATTCCCCCGTAAAAATTAGCTCCAGCGGAAGTTAATACTAAGTTGCTTTCCAATTGGTCAGTAAAGCTCATTGTTGTTTCACTACTGGTAGATGCTGTTGCCCAAGCTCTTGTTAAAACAGAAGATGGAATACCCACTCCTTTAAAGCTTTGCCCTGTGTATCTTGATTCATTTCTTGCTTCCTGATCCATTTCTTTGTAAATCCCAGAAACATTACCACTATAAGCCGCTCTCATAGCTCCTTGAAATGTAAATTGTTCTAAATCTTTATCCGCTTTTGGCTCAACAGCCACGCCCGATATTAAAGCTGATTCTCTTAATGATTTTTCAATCTTCTCAGCTCGTACAATTTTGGAAGCATAATCATCTGCTTTTGCCAATAGGGCATCAACAGTTGTATTTTCTTCCTCTGTTAAATCGCGATTATTTTCAGCTTCAGCAGTTTTTTGGATAACTTCCAATTCTCCTAAAGTTTCAGAACGCAATTCTTTAAGTTCTATACTTTTCATTTTTTTTTATTTAATATTAATATTTACTTTCTTTTCTTTAATTCTATCTTTAAACGCAATAAACTTCTTTTCACTAAATCCTTTTCTTGTTTATCGTTTTCTTGTTTCTCTTTATGCAAAGCTAAACTTCTCTTTGCAAGCGTTAAGTCATCCGCATCAGGATATGCAGGATAAGTTACAGGAGATACATCATATAATCTTTTAACTTTATTGATTGTACGAATATCATCTCCATCATCATTTATATCCCATGTGTCCGATTGTACAGTAAAAGCAAAACTTGAGGATGTCAAATCCCCTCTTTCCATACTTATTACTAAATCATTTCCATAGGTTGTAGATGGCACATTAAAACTATATTGCAATCCTGTTTCCGTTTCCTCAAGTTTAAGCGTTCCGCTTGTAGTTCTTGCAAGTAATTTGGATGGATCATGATTTACCAAAGCTCTTACATCATTATCTAAAACATCCGAGAATGCTCCTGGAGCTATCATCTCCCTAAAACCCCCCAAATCATCACTCAATTGATTAAATACGCTTGCATGGCCTGTTACAGTTGTCGTTCCATCATCTCTTTTTTCAGTTCGGGTTTCTGTATTGAAATATCTTTTTTCCATAGTTATGTTTTTTGTCCATATATCTTTTACCTCTTTTTGCAGAGGTTTGTTTCTTTCTTTATCTTCCTCAACTTCCTCATCAATTATTTCTACTATTTCTTCATCATCATCTTCTTTATCCTTTTCATATACGATTGTATAAGTATCATCATCTTCTGTTACTGAAATAATATGTCTTTTTTCTAATTTCATTTCTTCTAATTCATTATAATCTTCATTATCTTTTTCAGCTTCCTCTTGGGTTTCATATTTGCATTCTCCTGTTTCTCCCGATTTCCATTTTCCGTTTTCACATTCTTTAGCTGGCATGTTATAAGTTTTGAATTTTTGTTATATTAAGTGGCAGGTAAAGCTCGTTCCCATCTGCCACACTATTTAGATTTTCTTTCCTTCTAATTTCATTGATTGTGAGGTATCCATTGTTTATTCCTGTTTTATATGCATCCGTTCTATCTTTTATATTTCCTCTTAGCAATCCATTTACATTCCATTCCACAAATAATTTCCCCTTTTCGTTTTTCTTAAATAATTTTCTATTCATTTCGCTTTCCATTCTCCTTATATAAGGCATCAGAGTATAAGTAACATAGCTTTGACTCAATGATTCGATATTATTAAAGCTGGATTTGCTATGTTCTTGGAGCATGAAAGTCGGTATATTGAACATGCGGGCCACCTCAGTAATACTAAAAATTCGACTGGCTAAAAATTGCGATTGCTCTGGACTTATAGTTATGGGTTTAAAGGTTAGCCCTTCCTCAAGTATTGCAGTTGATTGAGCATTTTGCAGTTGGTTATAAGTGTTTGAGAATGAATCCCTCAATCTCAATATGGCACTTTCCGAGAGGGCCCGATCGGTTTCTAATACCCCTGAAAGCTTGGCAGAATTAGTGAAATATTTTGAGCCGTAGGTTTCCAAACTAATACCCCATCCAATCGCATTTGCATTTTGGGTAATGGGGCTTAGTCCTATAATTCCATCTTGACTTATTCCTTTAAAATGCAAAACATCATAATCATCAAGAACTGCATTGCTATCTTTATTATGATAAAATATTTGCCCATCATTTATTTTAACTTGAATATCTTGAGCATTCAATGGTAGTAATTCTTGAGGCGCACCCCCTCCATTTCTTATTATCTGTACATAAGAATTTCCGCTTAAACACAAATCCATCATTATTTTTTCAAAAAACGCTACCGAACTCATGTAGTAATTCGGTTCATTATGTACTAAATTATAAACTGCATTTTTGGATGCAAGAGTTTTATCGCCATTTGGTTGGCGTTCATAAACATTTACTGGCAGAATGCTTATTGATTCTGAGAGTAATCTAACAGCACTCCAAACTGCTGTAAAGGTTAGGGCAGTATTTTTATCTACCGAAATACCAGAGCCAGAACCTCTACCCATACTCATAGCAGATAAAAAATCTCTTTTCTCTTTTTTCTTAAATAAGTTTGTAAAGAAATCAGTTATTGCCAATAGTATAGTTTTTGGATTTTTGCAATTATACGCATATTAAAATCTTTATTTATCCAACTTGGTTGTGTTTTTTTATTCTTTTATTTCTGCTCGTTGTGTAGCTATTATAGTCAGAATATTTACGCTTTCCAAAATGTTTCTCATGTTCTATTTCTGTTTTTTCATACGCCTCCATATAAGTTTTAGAATCTTTTGCGTATTTCCAGAATCGTTCATCAAATCCATTGGGACTTAATAAAGCCAATATTTTTAAATCAATCATAATATTAAAAGCCCTCGATTATCGTACACACTATCACCCTCTTGCTCCTCACTCATGTACTCCGCCAATGCACAAATACAAGCCACAACTCCATCAATTTTCTCCTTTGATTTTTTCTTACTCGGCTTATGGTTATCGGCTGCATCAATTTCAAGCTGCACATTTCCCATCATCCATCTTAGTACAGGATTGCCATCATGCTGTATTTCTTTTGATAAGATGAGCTTCTCCATCATTTTTGTAGGAGCGGATAAACTCGCAAATCCCTGGCCTAAAGGTGACATATTAGCACCATCTGCCATTAGATCAATGGTAATTTGGCTGGCATTCCAACGATCGTACGCAATACTTTGAATCCTATATTTTTTTGAAAGCTCATTTATCTTTTTTCTTACAAAAGAATAATCAGTAACATTGCCAGGAGTAGCAATCATATACCCTTGACTTATCCAACTCATGTAGTCCACCCCATCTCTATCACTCCTTGCTTTAGCGTTATCTTCAGGAACAAAGAAATAAGGTTTTATTTTAAAGAGATTATCTACCTTAAACAATAAAACAAAAGCCGTTATATCTCGGGTGGTGGCCAAATCTAATCCGCCCCAGCATTCCATATTACTTAAATCTCCAAGCTCCCCCTCACACTCCATCCACTCCTTATCTCCCATCCATTTAGTTTCATTAGTTGTCCAGATGTTTAGATGCAATCTTTTAAAAGTATTCATGTAGCTGGGAATATCCATTGCCTTTTTACTTTCCCTTTTCATGTAGTCCTTTCTTAAACTTACTCCATAATTGGGATTACATTTTTTCCAAGTGCTTTCCAATGTGACATCATCCTCATCATTTGCTTCATAAATTACAGGTAAAAAACTATCATCAGTTATGCTACCATCTAAAACCTTTTTTGCATAATCATAAACCTCATAACAGATACTATTCTTATCATATCCAGCAGTTGTAATGGCTATTACTAATGGCTCTCTCCTGCTTCCTGTTGATGTTAAAAGCGTATCCCATAAATCTCTATTTGGCTGGGTATGTAGCTCATCAAAGATTATGCAATTAGCATTAAAGCCATGCTTTGTTTTACTATCCGAACTTATCGCCTGAAAGAAATTACCCTTGCTTTCATTTACGATTGAGTTTCTTAAAACCTTTGCTCTGCTTCTTAACTCAGGATTGTTTAATACCATTCCTTTTGCTATCTCAAAAACTATTCCTGCTTGGCTTCTATCTCCAGCAGCAGCATAAATTTCTCCTCCTCTTTCACTATCTGCAAAAAGCATAAGCAAAGATAGACTTGCCGCCCATGTGGTCTTTCCGTTTTTTCTGGGTAGCATAATAAAGGCAGTTTTATATTTTCTAAATCCTGTATCTTTATGCTTCCATCCAAATATCTTTTTAGTGATATCATTTTGCCATCCCTCTAATAATAAAGGTTTGCCAGCAAGCTCTCCTTTGGTATGAGTTACAAATTTAGAGATGAAGCTGGTTGCTCTTTCTGCCGCCTCTTTATCAAAATAATACTTCAAAATAGTTTAGTTTGGCTATCCATTATTCTTTTATCTTCTATTGCTTTGTTTATTCTTGCTTTCGCAATTTTGCAATAGTCCTTATCTAAATCTATACCTACAAAATTAAACCCTTCTAATGCACACGCCTTTCCTGTTGAACCTGAACCCATAAAACAATCTAATACTATTCCGTCTTTAGGTGTTACAAGTCTTACTAAGTATCTCATTAAGTCAGTAGGTTTTACTGTTGGATGGTTGTTTTTGTTTTTAGTTTGAATTTCAACTCTATCACTACATCTACATTTATCTTTTTGGGATAAGCCAATAATTGGCTTGTTGCAATTGCCACACCTCCTTGTAGTATTTCTTCCACAATCTTTGTCTTCAAAATCTTCTAACCCTTCATTCCTGTCTTTCTTACTTGCTTTTGCACAATAGAAAAATCTACTTGCATTTCCTTTGTCAGTAAAATGTTTCCCTGTGGAATTATATGGTCTATTATTATAGGTTACCCCCTCTTTTGTATTACCTTTATCACTATCCTTCCATCCACTTGTAGTATAAGGAAACAAATCTTTTACTTCATTACTTCCATCATGTATAAAGTTAGCAGGGAATCTGCCTTCCGTATGTTGTTGTCCTCTGTTACTACCATTCATATTACTATCATAACCAACCTTTCCGCTACCAATATTTAAAACATCATCTGTTTCAATCCTACACGCATCTATATTAATTCCACCTACTCCATTCTTTAATACATTATTAGCGACAGTTCCTTTAAAGGGCTTACGAGCCATTGTAATAGGTTCTAAGGCAGGTTTTAAAGCTGTTCCCCACCCCTCCCATTCAGAAGTTCCTTTTGTTATTGTTCTTTCTCCAATTTTAGCACCATCAACACCACCACCCATTGAGTTGCTTGGTTGCATTAATCTTTCTTCAGTTCCTAAAACTTCTCTTTCATTTCCCTGCAATTTATCAATAGCTTTACCTATGTTATGACTTTTAGGAAAACCTGAACCATAAACCCAAGCAATCATATCTCTAATTTCAAATCCTGCATCTTCTATATTTACTGCCATTCTGTGTTGTGTTCTAGTTCCTGCAAAACTTAAAAGATAGCCACCCTCTTTTAATACTCTAAAGACCTCTGTCCAAAGTTCTACACTTGGTACATCATAATCCCACTTCTTACCCATAAACGAAAGTCCATAAGGGGGGTCTGTAACTACTGAATGAAAGTAATTATCAGGAAAGTTTTTTAATTCCTTTATACTATCTCCATTTAATATCTTAATCAAAATAATTTATTTGAGTGTTGTTAGTTATCTTAGGAGCAGAGATACTACTTCTACTGCTTGGTGTAAATCCAAACTGAACAGCAATCTTTAAAGCATTAGCCAAACTATCATTACT